CTCCAAATTTGTTGGAATAAACATCACCGTTTTCAGTAACGTAATAATCTGTGTCTCTAAATTGTTTCATATAACAAAGATAAATTATCGTTTGAATCTTTTTTTGTTTTTATCATCATATAATTCAATACCAATCCGAATATGTTCAATCGCATCAGCAACCGATGGTGTTGTTTGTGCGTTGGGATATAAAGTAGAATATCCACCGATGATTTCTATCTTATCCAAATCAGAATATTCACCTGTTGTATTTGGGACTACTACTCGTTCATAGATTTCTCGAACATATGCTATATGGTCTGGTGAATCTAAATTATTCATTACTTGGGATTTACCTTTTCCTTTGCAATTACACATTACTTCATTTGGTCTTTATGTTGTTTATCTAATTCATCAACTACTTCCATTAATGAATTTCTTACATCTGTCATTACCGCAGCCAATTCAAATCGATTGGATTGCTCAGACATTTCTATATCCTTTCTCAGGTCTTCTAAGACATCTTTGAAAGTAGTTCCTACTCTGAATTTACCTTTGATGTAGATATTTGCAAAATCAGCTAAGATATCATCCTTCTCATCTTCGGTCATTTCAAAATAGTTCTTTGCTCTATTTTCTATTGCTTCAAAAAATTTCTCCATAATATTTGTGTTGGCCATCTTAAATTAAATATAGTAAAATTGATTTTGATTGTATAGGTAAAAAAAGAAAAAACCCCCAACACTACACCAAGTATTGAGGGTTTTAAAATGAAAAACAAAAACAGTATCACCTGTTCTTCTAATACAAATATATGTGAAAAAAATTAGAATGCCAAATCAATCTGCAGTTTTTTCAATCTTTCATTTTCTTCTTCTGTAAGCGATTCCAATCCTTCGTTCATAATCTTATCTGTAAGTTTTGGCTCGATTAGTTTAAACTCGTGCGAATGGATAAGTGTGAAGATTTCCATTGGAACGATTACTGTCTTAGATTCGGTGTAATCCTCAGATTTCTCGAAATCGTAGAACTCGCCCTTTAATTCATTTCGGGACATAGGTTTGATTTATAACGATTATGTTGATAGAATATACTTCAAATGTTTTGTACTGGTTAATAAATCCAAGACCAATCAAATCATTGATAGTTTGTTTTACTTCTGTTTCTGTAAGACCAGTTTCTTCCATAATTTTACTAGTCTTTAATTCGCCAGTCCAATCGAAACCATTATGTTCTTTGTTGAAGTCACATTTCTTTTGCATTAAAGCTAGAACTAAATCTTTGTTCTTGCCATATTTGTATTGAGTTTCAGTGTTCATAATATTCATTTATTAATTCTTTTAGTAGAGCATCTTGTTCAATCTTTGAATTGAATCTAGCAACCATAGATTCCTTTCCTTGTTGGAGGAATACATTCACGGTGTGTTGACCATATTGCAAAATATTTGCAATGGTTTGTTTGATTTCATACTTGTCCAAATTGTTTGGCTCGCCAGCCACATTGAAAAGTATTTCTTCTAGTGTTTGGTTGGTGTTATTTTCCATATATACAAATATATTGATAAATATTTTATTTTACAAATTAGTAGACTGCAGCAATTCTGGCAATTCTTCCGTTGGGTAATCTATTAGAACATCAACATCTCTACACCAAGTCAATAGCACCATTTGATTATCGCTAATATCTCCTATTCTATTTTTAATTTTATTAAATTCATCTTGTTCAATCCATTTGAATAACCAGTTAGAATCCGTTGGAAAATATTTTGAACAATCATTCAATATTAGCTCTTTAATTTTCTTTTTTAAATTAAATCCATTTAGAACCGCCCCAGTATTTTGGTGTAATATTCTATCAATATCTTTGTTTTTGTTTTTAACTTGTTCTTCAATTTGTTCTTGTACTTGCACTTGTACTTGCACTTCTTCTTTTACTTCCACTTGTTCTTGCCCTTGTTCTTCTTCTTGTTGGTAAGGGTCTTGACAAGGACCTACCGAAGGACCTACCGAAGGGTCTTGGGTAGGTTGATAGAGTTGTTGACCAGTCTTACTTTCCCAACCATCAGCAGATTTTTCAATTGCATGTCTTTGACTTTTGTATAAAGCTTTTGACCATACACCAACAAATGTTGGTTCAATACCTTTGAATTGTCTATTCAAGATAGCCATCAAGTATTCTAATTTTTCTGTATCAGATGGGATATCATCCAATACATCATAATAACTTCTTAAGAAGCTAAATCCTTTTCTTTGTTCTGTTTTGTTCGCCATTTTGCAAATATATTAAGTTTTGTATTTAAATTTTAATTTTTTTTCTCTATCCATTCTTATCTCAAAATAAACATATGAACGATAAAGAACAGCAAATTGCTTGTAACTAATTTTATTGTTTTTTTCAATATATTCTAATATTTTAATTACGGTTGGACTTTTTAATTCATCTAATCGAACAATTTGACAGAGAGATTTAATCTCATCCCAATTGCATCTTTCATATTGCTCTTTAATATTTTGTTCACTAATCAATCCTTGATAATCATTTGATGAATTTATATTAATAGGTTCTTTAATTGATTCACATTTTTCTTCAATCTTTAATTCTGATATTTTTTCTTCATATGAATCTATTAATTTTTCAATAATTTCATTCATCGAAGCATTTTCATCAATCGATAGTAATTTTAATTTTCTATGTATTTCTGGACGTATCCAAATTGATTTGTAATCATATACATAGTCTTTACCATTTTTAGTTACTACTTTTACAGTATGCATAATGTGAAGTTAAGATTGTTTTCCTATATAACTATCACAAAAATACATAAAGATTTTGAATTTCCAAATTAATTCGTATATTTATTAGTATGGCGGGAAAAAAGAAATTTGAAGATTTATTATCAAGGAGAATAATGACAGAACAGGGTTGGGTCTTTTTTTGCCGTCTCTGTGGGAAGTATCAACCCGAACAACAGTTCTACAAAAAGAAAGGTGGCAAATGGGGCTTAGA